CGCTGGGCGGCCGGGGCATCACGGAGTGCAGCGAGCGTGAGCGCTTTCTGCCCCGCAAAGACACGACGCAACCCGGAGAGCATTCGAGGAACAAAAACCGCGTCCGTCTGCATGACACGAGACCATTCGGCTTCGGGGGTCAACCTGGCTGCGATGCGCGGTGTGATAACACGAGCCACGAATACGCGAGCCTCGGCTGCAATGTCCTGGTCTTCCTCGTCTTCATCATCCGCAGGCTGCGGGAATGGTAAAACGGTGCCGCCAGAATCGTCATCGCCCTTGCCGTCGTCATCGGGCGTATAGGGCTGATCACCGAACGTACCAATCGGCTCATCGCCCCATGGATCGCACTTTGAGCGTCAGGTCTTGCGCTTCTTCTCTCAATCTGAGGTCTTCATCTTCACTGATAAACTGCTCAAATCGAACTCTGAATTGTGCCCCAAATTCCGGGACGACGACCTGTTGCGTCAGCGCATCCGCGATCAATCCAGCCTGCGGCTTGATGGTGTGACGATCAAAGACAAGTCGATTGGTGTCAGCCGCAGCACGGTTAGCGTCCACCACATCACCCAGCACGCTGCGCGGCACGCCGTTCGCCATGAGCAGCTGATCGCGCATGAACTCGAGCAGCTGGATCGTCTCACCGACACCCCCCCCGCCGACGAGCTCTTTGACGTCGAATCCCGACGGCAGAAAGGCCGGCACGCCCATATCCTCGCCCCCACGCCGATTGAAACGATTTTTCCAGTCGGCCCAAAATGCCTCGCGCTGGTCTTTGTCAGGTGGCAGCGCTTCACCATCGGCTTTCAATACGACCTTGGGCGTGGCGTCATGCTGGAAGTGGCTCCGCATGGTGGAGCTCGCGAAGGTGCTGGCGTCGAATTCGCGCGCCTGCGGCCCCACAATACCCACGCCTGCAAAGGGGTCGGCGGGATCGGGGTCGAAGATCCAGACCACCTCTTCGAGCCCATACCGAATCTCGCCACCCTCGCCATGAAACACGAAACCAGACACCGGCTGAATGTCGCTTGACAGCTTTTCGATATTGCGTGGACTCATCGGCCAGAATTCTTTGGTCGCCCCTGCCCCATTGGTGACGGCCAGCCAGAACGCTTCGCCCGTTTGGCTCAACCAATACGACGTCAGCTTGAGCATTTGCCGGCGGCTCAGCAGCGTATTCGGCCGATCCAGTACAGCCAGAAAGGCGTGGTCGTCGATGTCTTCCCAGACGGTTGTGCCTTCGGATTCCCGTATCTCTTGCTGGATCCTGAATTCGAGATCAGACAACCGGCTCGAAATGGCACGCGCGGCTGTCGCTTGAGTCGAGCTGAAGCCATCGGTAAGCAGACGGTCGGGTGTCGTCTGCTGCTCGGTCGATATAATGCCCCGGCGGTATTCGCCCATGTGATAGATCGGCGGTGTCATTGCGCGAGAGCTCGTCGGCCAGGTCGGCTCCCTGCTGCGTTTCGGCGGATCCAGCTCTGGGTCGGCCCAGGATGCTAGACGACGTAGGCTGTCCATGATTCCCATGTTTCACACCCCCCCCGAAACATGGTCGTGAATTGTCTCGGTTAGCTTCACACCTGACGCATCCAACGTGATTTCAACGCGGATCGGAACACCAGGGTCGAGGTCAGCGTGGCTGGATTCGATAATACCCTCGAATCCCCACGAGTCGTCAAGGGTGTCAATGTCGGGGGTGCCATAAGCTGACAGCGAGATCGATGCGCCCAGCTGAACCATAACCCGGTTACCCTTCGCCGCGTCATCGGTTGTCAACAGGTTGGTCACTGTGATCGTACCAGCTGTGATGTCTCGAGCTGTCACGACCCCACCGTCATGCATAGTGCCGTCGTCACGCTCGAGAATGGCGTTGTCTACGCCCACCTCAAAATTGCCGGGGCGCTCGACACTCCACTCCGTTGTTGCGCCCGCGACATCCTCATCCGCGCTGAGTCGCGTGTCCTTCGCATCGTGATACAGCACCGCATCACACGTACCGTCGTCGATTGTGGTGGCATTCTGAATGTCAACGGGATGCTGCAATTGAATTAACGTGTCAGATAGATACTTCACACAACCACCCCTTTTGCGTTGACCATTGGTTGAAGCGCCGAGCCAGCTGAAACTATTGGCTGAAGCGCCGAGCCAGCCGAAACCAGAGTCCTGAGCTCGGATTCTGCCTCGGCCACGCCCAGCGCTTCCCAATCAATACGTAACTGCGGCCTGGATTCGGCATCCCCATCGCTCATTACAACCTGTTGGTATCTTTCAGTCGCACCAACGTAGTCTCTATAGAACTGCAGACATACTGACGGCCCCGCTGCCTCGGCATTCAGATACGTTTGCAACTGCGAAACCAGTCCCGTCACTGCGATTGTGTCGTCATCGTATTCGAGATTTTCCCCAAACGACAAAATGTGTGTTTCACCAGAGCCCACCATCTCTGCTTCGAATGCGGGGGCATCGCCCACCCAGACGGTGTCGTCGTCTTCATTGCCATACAACCACTGTGCAAACGGCAGTTCACTGAGAGTTGCATAATTGGAAAAAGCGCCCGCAGCATCCCAGCTTCCATCCTTGTCGATAAATCCACCCCGGACGTCAAACGTACCCGATCCGCCACCGTCCGCAGTCCATTGCATCAGTACCCCATTGATTTTCACCGGCTTAGGTAATGACGAAAGGTCGAATCGTAGAAACAGCGCATAATAGGCTGTCAGTTTTTTGAAAACAATTGACCCCAAGGATGCGCTTTCTTGCGTTTCGTCGGTTGCGGTAGCAGTTTTAACCTGATCTGCACCGAGATCACCCGTGTCCACAGGGCTGACTTCGAAGGTTGTGACCGTCACTCTGGCGCATCGATTCGACGGATCGACGAGACGGCCCAATCGATGTCTGTCCGTATAGTATCTGGACCGGTCAGCTCATCGAACATGTCGGATAGGCCGTTCCATGGCCGGGGCTCAAATCGATAAACATCCAAACCCGTTGGGAATGTCCACTCAAAGAATTCAAGCGAGCGCTGGTCGGCCAACGGTAATTGGTTGAACAGCATATAACGATACACCTGACCCCAAACTCGCTGTTGGTTCATCAACGGGGGCACTCTAATACCAATGACGCAACAAGCACGTGCTCGAATGTGTTTTGCTGTGATGTTTACTCGGTTGATATTGATTAGCGAGACCGCCCCCACAACCAAATCCCCACGCCTGACGCCGAGCAGCAGCTGCGGGTGCCGGGGGTCTCGGTCCGCGTCAGTCTCTACTGTTGCACCCGATTGCTCAAACGCATCCCAGGTAAGGTTCGGGTCGGCGGTTGTTGCCGCTTTCCATCGTTGCAAGCGCCGCCGGCGTCGGTCGAGATCGTCCGCGCATAATCCAGCCCGCTTGCGCTCGGCCGGCATCTTGTTTTCCCAATCGTCGAGCAGGGCAGCCCTGAACCCGATCATCGCGTCGGCCTGGTCGGCCGAGCTCATTGATCGGACGTCATACAAGTGCAGTCCCAGCGGCCGAATTTCGAAGGATTGGACGATTGGCAGCTCAGGACGCGGCATCAGCCACGCCCTCGGATTCCGCCTCGGCGGGGTAAAGATCGTCCCACGTGGTTCCGCCCTTCACGGCCAGCTGAGAGTGAGCGCCGCTGGCTGAGTCAACCTGGTCGTCATGCGGCCCCGGCTCCCCCGAAAACCCCTCGAGCTCGCGCAGCCACTCATGGAGCCACGCGCGCCGCAAAACGCCCACGCGTCCCTGCGAGGCCGCGCTGGCGAAAGGCCCCGCACGCACCCTCTTTGACCCAGTGGGCCTGTCAAATCGTACCGTGTAGCCATCCAGACTGCGAGCAAGCGCCAGCGCAGCGATTTTCCCGCTGCTGCCGCCCTCCTGCTCGATCACCTGCACCACCCCAAAACCATCGGCCTCGACGAGGCTCCGAATCCACGCCTGCAGCGCACCAGGGTCCTTTCTGGCTCGTTGGACGTCTTCAACGCAGTAATCCACCTCTGCCCCGATGAGCTCGGTATAGAGCGTTCCAACGCTCCAGTCGGGGTCTGTACCCTCTTTGGATTCAGTGGCTGCGAGATCCCAATACCGGAGCCGACGACGCATCTTGCCGGGGAGCTCTTCAAAAACAGGAAACCACTCACGCTTGAAGAGTGACCCGGGGGGGCGAGCATCCCAGTCGCCCTCCATGAGTTGAGCTCGCTCGTAGGGGTGCAGCTCGCTGAGACTCTTCTCGTACTCGTCAGCGTCGAGATGCGGATTGTCTCGGATCTTCGACGGCAGAAAGCCACGTAGTGGGGAGAGCAGAGAGCCCGCGCTGTCGATCGTCTCGCCCCGCTGCAGGAATCGATCCCGCACCCAATCGTGGCCGATGCCGCCCGGGTTGCTGGTCGCGCGCACACGCATCGGGATCGAGCTCGAGATCGTGCGCCGCTGACGGCTGAAGGCCACGTAGGTGTATTGAGCCTCGAGGAACTGTGTCAGCTCGTCGAGCCCGTAGAAGTGCCACGCGCCGCCCTGGTACTGCACCCGATCCTTCAGGTGCTGCATGTGGCCGAAATCCAACGTTGCACCGCTCGGAAAACGCCAGCGTGTCGGGGTGCCGTCCACTGTGTCATAGCCGTCGGCCTGACCGCTGAGCCAATTGTCAGCCATCTCGAGCAGCCCCTCAGCGATGCTGAGCTGTTTGTATGTACGACGTGTGATCAGTGCGCGATATTCGGGCCAGTCCACATATTGCAGCGCCGCCATCAGCAGGAAGTAGGATTTTCCGCCCCCCGCAGCGCCGCCAAATAGGAGCTCTCGCTTCCAGCTGGCTGTCAATGCGATGCGCTGGCGGGGGGTCGGCTCAATCGGGATGGTGATGGACTGAGGCCAGATCGGCCGCATCTCAATTGACCTGCTCGGGATCAACCTCGAGGTCAACGCCAAGCTCGCGCGCCACCTCGCGCCGCTGCTCATCGGTCGATGGCAGACGGGGCGGCTTCCATGTCGGCGGCTCGGGGATCGGCTCGGGCAGCACGCGCTCGAGCAGACTCATTGCAGCGATCAGCCCCGACTGGTCGCCCGAAACGGCCAGGATGTGCAGCCGGAACGCCTCGACGAAGCCGAACGTCACCCCCGACGGCAGCATCTCGACGAAATCGGGGCTTCCCTCGCGCATCATGTTGAGCAGATTCTCTGGTATCTCCTGCTCAGCGATGTCGGCGATCCACTCGCGAATCTGGCGCTGCCGGCGTTGCTTCTCGGAGCCGCCTCGAGGGTTGCCAGACTGGCCTGGTTGCCAAACCGTCGCCCTGCCAGCAGACCTGCCATCGGACATCAGCCCCCCTTCCCGGCGGCGCGGGTGGTGGCATCTAGGATTCGTTCGAAGTATCCGCCACGCATCATATTCGCTCTTTTAGATCGCTCATATCGGACATCAGCCCTCCTTCCCTCCACCCCTCCCAAGCCCCTCCGCGCGGCCCGCATGGGCCGCTGTGGTCTCACTCGCTCCCCCAAACTGAAGCGATTTTCTCGGCCTGGTCAATGGCTACTTGCTCGAGCTCTGCGATGCGATCGCGCATTGCTGCGATTTTCTCGGCCTGGTCAATGGCCACTTGCTCGAGCTCTGCGATGCGATCGCGCATTGCTGTATGGCCACCGCGCCCGACGAAGGTGTCGTTGTCGATGTCCACGTGACTCTCATCCCACCGCGCCATTGCCACTTCGGGTTCGTTTGCAGGCTTGTCTATCTTTGTCATGTCCGTTCCCCTCTGTTCCTTTCGGAGTAGTGAGTGTGAGTGGCCTTCGGCCAGTGCGACCCCTACCCGGGCTTGGGCGTGGCCGCCCAGTCCGGGGTCGCAGTGTGGGTGTGATCAGAACGGCTGCTGGCGCAGCCTCATAAGGAGTGGAGCTGTACCGCTTGTCAATCCGGGGTGTCTCCCACAGTCGCGAATAAAAGAGCATGGTCGAGCATGGTGGCGAAAAAGAGAGATTCGCTCTGTTGCAATGGTGATATTCAAATTCACTGTGAGCCGGAAAATTCGGCCAGCTCTGCAGTATGAAACCCCCCAGGATTACGCTTACTGCAGAGCCCTCTTGCCAATTCGACGTGCTGCCTACTACACAACAGCGACAAGAGAACGAGGTCGTCCCCAAAGCAATACAACCTCGTTGGCCTACCTCCGCGTACTTCGCGAAAGATGAATAATCATCAGCACCCCCACGGCCAGCAGAAGCCCAAACCCCGGCTCGGGCAGTGTTACCCACTCGCAGCCGAGCCCGTTGTACGCCATCACGCCAGCTTCCCCGGCCGCCAGGTCGGGAACCAGCTCGCTCGAGGTCGTGCAACGAATTACGTCAGTCTCGATGTAGAGGTCGATTCGAGTCTGAAGGTACTCCGCGTGGTCGCGCCATATTTCGTGGAGGGGCGGTGCTTCAGGAAATTTGAACATCTCAAACCTCCCCGAAACCACGAACCTCATCGAGCAGACTCGCGCAATGTGACAGATCCACGTCGAGCGCCCAAGCCAGCGCCTCAAGGGATGCCAGGTGTCCCCGCGAGTGTCCCCGCTCGAGCCGATGAATTGTCGCCCTGGACGTTCCACTTTCCTCGGCCAGATAATCCACTGTCCACTCGCGATCGCGCCGCAGTCTTTCAAGTCGCTTCATTTCCTCCCCCCAGGCTGAATCACTATTGCGCCACACACGGATTGTGTCATAGGATGGGGACAGGCGCAATGTTGCGCTCATTGAAAGGATTGAATTGAATGGGAATGTCACTCAAAGACACTGTGGTTAGTAATTACATCAAAATCGATGATCTGCCGGGGGCGGAGAATTGTCCGGGCGTCGATGTCTCGATCGTGACAGCGCGCATGACACGATTTCAGGACGGAAAGCCATCTCTCGAACTCACGTTTAACGAAATACCCAAAATTCTGAGTGTCAACGTCACATGTCGCAAACGTCTGATGCTGATGTTTGGCGAGGCGTGTCAGCTGGACAATCTCGCGGGACGACGCATCAGGCTGCTGCCTGAGCTCACACAGGATCTACAAGGAAACCCGATGTGGTCTGTCTGGCTCGGCCCGATCCCCGGCACGCAACAGGACAGGGCAAGCGCTGCGCGGCAGCAGATCGACGAGGCTATCGTTTCGCGCAAACCCTCAGCCACGCCAGCCAATACACCTCAAGAACCCGCTCGCTTCACTGATGAGGAGATGGATCAAAGCGAGGGCAGCTGGTAATGGTGTGCGAAAAATGCAATGAACTGCGCGTGAAACTCGATCGCATGACGACCCTCGCGGCAGAGCTGCGTCGAGGTCGTGACCATTACGCGCAGTCAGTAACGCTTGCGCGGGAAGGGATCAGCGGACTGAAAGCAGTCATTGCAACGATGTCAGAAGAGCTCGAAGTCGAGCGGGGTCGTGTCACTGCTTTGGTCGCAGCGGCAGAACAGTCGGAAGTGATCACTGCGAAAAAGGAGTTTCAGCGTTGGGAGACAAAGTGATCGATAAATCAGAGAAAGAGGCAAGTGTCAAACCGGGCTTACGTGAATGCGATTTTCTACGCAAAAGTGATTTCTGGTTGACGCCCGATGAGCAACGCGCCCTGGCGCGGATCCTGACTGATCATCGATCCGCGCTCGAGGCACGTCGTTCAGTTCCGAGTGGCAAAACCTTGGGCGAAGTGACCGCCGAGCTCGAGCTGTGTAAATCGCTGAAAGTGGAACGTCTAGGGCGACTATGGCCCGGGACATTCGACGAAGACAATATCTTGTAACCTCGCGTGAGAGGGCCTCGGTGGTTTCGATTTGCCGCCGGGGCCTCTCAGGGGTCGTCGAGCCGTCGGGTCGAATCGAAAATCTGCGTGGCGTCGAGAACACGCGCCGCGCGTTCCAAGGGCGTCAATTCCCGATTTGTCTGTCGCCAGCGCGCAAAAAACGTTCCAAAGCAGCCCAGGATCAGCGCCACCAGTTCAATAATTGCTTCCGTTCCCATCTCGTGTTTCCCCGTGCTTACGCCACCAGTCTAGCGCAGTCGGACCTGTGGGTAGTCCCTGCAGGTGAACATGCCTGCCGGTGCCCGAATCATGAACGATCACCCACAGTTCCTGACGTCTCGCTGAGCTCGCGATCGCCTGCAGCTCGGCCTCTGACAACGCGCAATAATCTCGAGCCATTACGGGCAGCATTGCGTGTTTGCTGTTGGTCTGAGCCCCCGGCACACACATGTTGTAGACGGGGTTTCGATAACCCGAGCTCTGCCAGCAACCGGGGTTTTCAGCCTCTACTACGCGACACGCTGCGTCAAATTGGGCTGGACTCATCGGCTTGCGCTGATCCTGCGACATCCTCACAAGTGTAGGTGTGATTACCAACATGACCAATCTCTCGCGATAGATCGTGATCGATCATAGGTTGAAACCCGCGCTCAATGGCTCGGTCACAGAACCATATATCCTCGCCCCGCCAGCCGGCCCCTGTCCACTCGAAAAAGAACCGGGGTGTGGGGATGGCTTCGAACACGCGGCGCTCGATGAGAGCGACGGCGAGCCCGCAGCTGCCGGCTTTCTGAAGCCCACGGCCTTTGCTCGAGTCCATCTCATGTCCGGCTTTATCTTTCGCACACCAGCGGATCGGAGGGCGACGCGTGGTGGCGTTGCAGGCGACGAAGGGACGATCATGCGCCAGCAGCCGCTCCACCAATGTTTCTGGATACGTCATGTCTGTGTCGAGCATCAGAACATGGCTGGCCCCCTGCGATAGAGCCATCTCGACCACTTTTGCTCGGGCGTAGGGCAGAATTGACGCGCTGAACATCGCTTGAGACAAGTGGCCAAGGCCCGGGATCGGGTGCGACATGAAACGCAGCATCAAGCGCCCATAGCAGCGGACCGCTTCGAGCGGCATCGATTCGCCTGGAATCGCAATTGCGAGTGAGCGCTGCTTCACAGAGCCCCGCTGATTTCACGCGCAATGAGCACCAGCGCAGCGAGAAGTGCGCCACCAGAAAAGAGCATTCTCCAAAGTAGCCGAAATCGTCGATTGTCCTCTGCTGTGTGCGCGCGATGCTCGATGTGAATCGTTGCCACTTCAGCGGCTAGTTTGTGTTGCAATTTCCCCATTTCCGCGTGAAAGATCCGGTCCTCATTGCAAAACGCTTTGAAATCATCTGTCAGAAATGCCTTGAAATCCTCCACCGCAACCACCTGCGCGGCCTTGATACCGTTGACGGTGGCTGAAATCTCTCCCAATTGACGTTCTGTGGCTGCGTCAGGCATTGACCCCCCCCCCTCTACAGCACCTCTTGCAAATTCAGACCCACGGCCTGGACGTCGAAATCGAACGTGGTACCCGTCACCCGCACCTTGACAGCTGATGATTTCCAACGCGGGAGAATATCCACGATGTCACCTGGCTCCAGGTCGTATCCGATTGAAAACGGCACCACGCAGGAATAGCTCACCGCTTTTGTATTGAGAACGTCTCGCACGTAATAACCGAATACTTCGATCACGCTCGCTTCGTCGGCCAGCAGATCGAATGGCACCACCTCGGAGGGTCGAATCCCATAATCTGTCTGGCTGGCTGTGATGAGTGACGTCGCTGCTTTCGTCGAAAGTGGATTGTTCACCTCATCGGCTGTCAAGCTTTTACGATACGCAGTGGCTGAGCTCGAGCTCCAGCCAACGCCCTTGTCAAAAATCGCTGAAAAGCGATTGGCGAGCTCGGTCAGGATACGTGGCGTTGCGATCAGACTTCGAAACGTGGCCCCGATGGATCGACTGGCTGCTGCAAACGCGCTCGAGGTATCCGCTGCGAAGGCCTTGAGCGTCGTCACGCTGGGCGATGCTTGAGACTCGGTGAATATGAAATTGATCCGGCTATTGAATCCGATGTCAGCGAGCAGCGCGGCGAAAGTATTGGCTGATGCTGCAATGTCTGCGTTGATCGCCACGCTCGGGGTGTTCGTTTTGGCTGTGGCGAAAGTGGTGGCGTCATTGCTGAATTGTGCAGTGGCAGCGAGATCGTCAACCACATAATCGAGCACATCGATAGGGTGCGTGGACAACGACGTGATCGGGTAGGTCTCCACCAGTCCTGTAATGTCAATTGCCTCAGTGCCGTCTGCAATGGTGACCAGCTTGAAACCAAAATTATCAACGGTATCAGCCAGCAACGAGACGCGAATTGTGTTCTCACCCGCCACCAGGTCGGCGGGTTGGATGTACATCGTTTCAGTGTAGATCCTGTGAGTGGTTTCAACGTTCGTGAAAAAAACCAGCAAAGTAAGCGTGTTGAGGTGGGCTTGTGTGATGCTGAGAGTCAACGTGAGCTCGACGTCGCCGATCACCTCGCCAGGTGAAAAAGCACGGACAAACCAATTCTCTCGAGACGTGTTGAGTTTCGTATACCGAACGCCACCTGTGATCGCGCTAACCGTCCCCTCAGAGCCCCCAAAAAGATCCTCCCCAGCCCAATTCGCGTCATCACCATCGAGATCAATGAGCGTGGTTGGACTCGATCCCACCTCATATGCGCCCACCACATCTACGAGCATTTCCTGACCAGCTTGATGGACAACTGGAACGCCGGTTGCAACTGCGGCCCAATTATCGATAGTCAGAACGCCAATCGGCCCGCCCAAATCCGCAGAGAATAGATTGCCGCGCTTCACGATTTGTGCATCGCCGAATTCAAGTGTCTCGAATTCTGCCGAACCTGATGCTTTAAACTGCACCCGTGGTCCGATGTCATAAATAGCCTGACCAGAAAGCAGGAAGCTGACGTTTTGAAGAACCTCCGAAACTGGTGCGCCAAGAACATGCGATGCCGGCGAGCTCACTCCGTAGCCGCGACCGAGGGAAGATGTCGGGTTGACTGTATAGCGCCAAACGTTGTCGCCCTGGTCCGCCACGCTCGTACACCCGATGAGCTCATCATCGATCTTGATCATGTAGACCGCGAGAATACCACCGAACGGCCTTGGAGTGGTGTCTTGTAAAACGTCGATGGTCATCACGCTCGAGTTGATAGCGATCAGAAGTGAATTCGAGCCGCCCGAATCGAACCGCAGTGGCTTGACCTCGTTGACTGTCCCGATCACGAGCGGCATCAGCTTGCCAACGTCCTCAACGTGCGCCCTCGGAAAGCCAGTCAGGCGGCGCAGCGTGGTCAGTGAAACTTCTTCAGTCTCAAACACCAGCGTGATCGTCTGCTCTTCGTCGTCAAATGCCTCGACCCGCGTGAGCTCGCCAGCCCAGCGTTTTGTCTGCACCTCGCCCAGAGCGGTAAGGTCGAAGTGCCGTGGATCGGAAACAGCACCAATTGACTCGACGAGCAGACTCGAAATTTGCACACGCGCGCCGATCAGATTGCTGTCCTGCAGATCGTTCCAAACATAGTTACCGGCTCGGGGCGTGGCGTCGATTGTTATCCGCACCACCTCGCGGGTTTCGAATGTGCGCGCGTTGGGGATGTGTTCGAACATGCGGGTGATCGGTGAAATTCGCAAAATGCGTGGCTGAAAATGGAGACTATCCACCCCGTTCCACTTGAATTTCAAATTCTGCCCACGAGTCCAGTGGTATTGATCCTCAACCGTGGCAGCGTCCCGATCACTGAACGTCTCGAGTACCACCAGCGGCAGGCATTTTACCCCTGAACGCTTCGCCAGCGTGGCTTGCCCATCGTCAACCGTGATGCTCACAACAGCTGCTCGATCATTTTGAGGTCGATCTGATAGCGCGTGGAGACCGATGGGGAGCTGAATTCTTGCACGCGGAACCCATCCTCAGACAATTTGACGAGGTAGGGGCCTGGTTCATCGTCATCTGGTGGCCAATAGTAGAACGGTGTGACCCGTCCCGTTTTTTGAACCACCTGAAGGACAGTCCAATTGGTTCCGCCCCCCTCGACATTCTTGATTGACAGCGAAAATACACGTCTTGCCGGGCCGAGCTCGACTGCCGCCTCTCCACCGGGGAAAACAACCTCAGTGATCTGGCTCGCGTAGTTGCTCTCAAATCTGGGATCGACAGCCAAGCCATCCGTCGTCGAAAGCTCGCGATAGATGCCGAACCAGACTTCCCCAACCTCATAATCGCCGGCCCCGGTCGCGAGCGCTGTCAGCCGCCAGAACTGCTCTGACGTTACAGCAAGCTCGCGATCGATTACCCCGGTCGCAACGCTGGATTGCGTCCAGCTGTCCAGAACGGTTGGCGAAGTAAACCCCGCGTGATCGTCATACTCGATTTCAAGGTCCTCGCCCATGAGGCTGTGACCCTCCGGGATCACCATGCGATTAACAACCAGAGGAGATCCGAAATCGAACTGGATATATGATTCTGCCGTCACACCCCAAACAGCCAGATCTCCAACTCGTCGGTCGATCAAACTGCGCTTTTCGTCGTCAGTGAGCAGCGAACTCGTTGTGGTGATGTCCGCGAGATCGGTGATTTCATCTGCAGCGTGGTGGTTGTACATGAAAGCGGGTTGTCGATAAGCCATTAGGGCACCTGCAGCAGCCGAGATCCGCTGCCGTCCGCTGTGGCGATGCGCGTACCGCCTCGATTGGGAACACGCCCCGCCAACAGCGCAGCGTCAACGTCGGCCTGGTGTCGTGGGTCTCGAGCTCGCAGACCCGTCAGCGCCCCGCCCGTCTCTGCGTTGAGCACTTTCGCTTCCTCGGTGGCCAATCCCAGCTGCTGCTTGAGTCGCTCCACCTCCGCTGTCAACTTGGCCACGGCCTCGCCATATGCGCCAGCGGCCGCAACGCCCTGCTTCTCGAGCGCTTCGGTGTGTTCTTTGACGGCTTCGGTCGCTTCCTCGGTCTCTTCGGCTTCTTCTTTGATGGTCTGCACCAGCTGCTTGGTGACTACAGTTTGTTTCTGAGTGGTCGCCGAACGTTTTTCTTGCTCTTCGACCATCTCGCGTTCAATGTCTGCGGCCTTCTTTGTCTCTGCTCCCAGCTCAGTGACCAGTGAAACCAGCCGCGCAATCGGGGATAGGAACGCGATCACCTTGGCTGTGGCGTTGACGATCCACGCTACAAACTCGCGGATCGGCTCGATGGCATCCCAGACCGCTTTGGCCAGAACGATGTAGCCCCGCATGTAGTCGGCCAGCTTCGAAGTTACTTCGGGCAGCTTCGCGCCGAGTTCTACGGTGAACGTAATCATCTTGCCCAGCGCTTCGACGAAACTCGCAAGCCCCTCAGAGAATCCCTTGCTGGTGAGAGTCTCCTGCAGCTGCGCCAACGCTTTGCGAAAGCCCTCGTTTTGGGTGACAGCCGCGCCGATCTGCTCTTTGATCGTGCCCCAGGCGTTACCAAGCGACGTGAGAACTCCGGTAAATGTCTGTGCTTCGGCTGCCGCAGTCCCGCCCAGACGGTCGAGCACCACGGTCAGCGCATCACCCGCCCTGAGACTCTCCTCGCTCATGGTGGCAATTTCGGGAACGAGCTCGCCGAGCTCCCCCCGAAAGCCGTTCATGGTGCGCGCGAGGTTGACGAAGCTGCTCTCGAGGCTGCGGCCCGTTGCGCTCGAGAGCTCGACTGATGCAGCCGTCAGGCGTTCCATGTCCTTGGCGCTGACGCCCAGATTGACGGCAAGCGCCTGGTTGGAGATGATCGCCTCATCGCTGAATTTGGTTGTGGCTTCAAGCGCTGCGGCCTGCTCTTGCAGCTTCTCAGACACCTCAGCGGCCGCCGGCCCCAGCCCCGAGAGCGCCTGGTCCAGTCGCTTGACGACGGCCTCTTGCTCGCCTGCAGCCGTGACGAACGAGACCATACCGCTGGTGATGCCCTTGAAGAGCTGCACCACGTCGCCCAGCGTGATGACGAATTTGGACGACAGGAAGCTACCGAGCCGCGAAAAAGCGCCTTGTGTCCGCTTGACACCCGCGCTGGCTTTGTCCTCGAGCTCGAGAACTACCCGCTGCTTGAAATCGCCCCTTGCCACGTGAACCCCCTCATCATCACAAGTAGATCAAAGAGAGCTCACCGTTGGCGCTGGCAGATCGAGCTATAGCGCTGAATGTCCACGCTGCAGAGTCTGAGGTCTTTGCAGGCTCGAGCGTGAGCGCTTCGGGGTCATCTATATCGATCTGGTATGCGTTTGCTGTGTCCGATCCCGTTGCCGCAGTGCCCACCGTGAAGGTCAGCGCTTCGGCGTTGGCAATGGCCGATTCAGCGAGTTGATTGGTTTCATAGAGCGCTTCCGAGCTCTCTGCGTCAAACGTACCTGAGACCGTGATCGTCCGACCTGTCTGACGGGTCAGCGTGCCTGGCGTCAAATTGGACGCCTTGATCTCCTCGGTCTCGAGTGAAATGTCGAGTGCGAGATCCGAAAACCCCAGCGTGCGCGCGGCCGGCGTATCCGGCCCCCATGTAAACCCGACACCTTCGATGATCGGAGCCGACAGGCTAGCCTGGTTGCCGTAGTTGAATGGAGTGGCCGGCCAACTGCCAGTTTCGTTCACATCCTCCACGATGCCCCCGAGATTGAACAGTGCGCGGCCGATATCGCCAGGTGTGAATTTCAGCCCGAGACTCTTCGCGATAATGTCACGAATCTCGATCTTCACGCCATTGTTCGCCTGGTTGCCGAGATAGACAGCAGCCGAAATTAGATCGGCGGCGAGCGGGGTGTAAGCCCACGTTGCGCCCACTGCGTTACCATCGAGCCCCGCAGCTCGGAACAGCGCGGCTACGCCCAGGTCAGGCGTAAAGTCAGCGGCCACAGGGCTTGCTGTCGTCGTCTTGCCGTTGCCCTTGAGTGGGATCTCGATCGAGAAAGATTCGATTGTCCGCGCGATGTAGTCTGCAAACCCGCGTGTATACGAACCCGCCACGACGGCCTTCTCGATTATCTCTTTTCCCAGCCCCAGACTGATCCCCGAGTCTCCGATCCCCGCGCCATCGAGCCCGATCACCGCGCCATCAGTGGTGTTGTCGATGCTGTTGGAGTCGGAACCCGCCCCGATGTCCGGCACGCTCGTGTTGAATGTGCCGAGCGTCGTCTGATTCAGGAATGCCGCCCCTGCAAGAAATGTGATTTCACCCATCGATCAAACCTCCAGCGCAACGCGCGCACGCAGCGTAAAAGTGATACATTCACCAATCCGTTCTGGCTCAGCCTCTGTCTCGATATCTGGTGCCGGCCCTGAACGCACCGAGCTGAGTGCAGACCACCATGAATGAGCTGAGAGCGTCTCGAACTCGGCCCGCAATAGATCCTCTGCTGACTCGATTTGTGTCAAGGTGGACCCCGCAGCGCGTTGCACCACACGCAATACAACCTCGGCCAGCGTGGTTGTGACATTGCTGTTCAAAGCTATCTCTTCAGCGTGAACGATCTGAGCCGATGCCACGAGCGCTGATCGCGCAACCAGTTGCTCTGTGCGTGTCGAAGCGTCGAGCTCAGAAATTGACTCTGCGGCAAGTGCCGTTCCCAGATCGCTCTCGAGATTCGTTAGCGTGGACACTACTCGACCCTCTCAACCTCAATGACTGCGGCCTGAGTCCGCACGTTTGCATCATGAGCTTCGCTCCAGAAGGTCTCAGTCAAAAACGCGTCCACCAGTCCAGTAACAGCCCCGCCGAGATACTGATCAGCCAGAAGCGCCGCCGCAAACGCTTCCCATTCACTGATGACAGTTTTCCGCGCAATACTTACGTGCCATTGAACCGTCAGAGCGTACTGGTCAGTCACCTCGGTCTGTCCGAATTCGAGCCGTGTACCCGCCGAACGCGTCTTGCGTACATGGGCAGCGCGTAACACGCCCTCGGCTTGTGGAGGTGTACGAGGGCCAGTCTCAGAGCTCAATCCTGAGATCGCGCCGTCGAGCATCGCCACAAGCGCGGCCTCGATGTCGCTCTGAACACTCACGGTCTAGACTGCGCTCGAGTCAAGGCCTTCCGAAACAGCTTGGGGGCGTCCCGTGGGACAACCTTCTGGGCTGCCGGCTCGAGAAATGCGCGACGGGGATAGGGTTTCAGTCCGAGCTCATGTTGCGGCCCGTATCGCACGGGCGTCCCCACCACGTATCGCTTCGGCGCTCCACTGTTGTCGGTGCCAATCGATCGAGTCAAATGCCCCGTGCGCCAAGTCAACCTGGTCGGCAGCGGGGGAGCGTGTTCGCCCCGGTTGCGAATGATCTGATTTTCCTGCACGTCGGCCTTGACCAGCTTTCCCAGATCCACCATGACCGCATCCGACACACTTGCACGCTTGCCGGGGTCGAGACGATCCAGATAGCGCTGTAGTCGTTTCGCGTCTTTGAAATTCCAGCGCACCCCGGGGTTGGCCATCAGACGAACCTTGCGTATCGCGCCAGCGTGGCCTTGGCCATCGGCAATTTTCTGATGGCCTGAGTGAAATAGTCCGCGTTGCCGCTGTCCGCGTTGGCCTGAGCTGACAATCCCATCCGGGACGAACCCACACGCCACCCCGACTGTTTGACCATGAACGCGCAGATTTCACGCGCTGCGAATTCGAGGTCAGCCGGCACGCGATCAATCGTGGTGTAGTCCACTTCGATATTGCGTACACCAGAAGCCCAGGAAACGGTCGCGCCCGAGCTCAGGCGGTGCACCAGGCGCTCGCGACTGAGCTCATATGCGCCAGTGGCGGCAAGCGTGTCCGATCCCTCGCGCACCTCTTCGATACTCTGCGCGGGCCTGTCGAGCACCAGAGCGCCAGACATCGGCCCCGAATGATGCTCACCCGTGATCGCCTCGCCCGAGTAATCGTGGCCCACCATGCCGTGCAGCAGGACAGAGACGGCTGAGACGATCCCACTGATCGGCCCATCATCGTTGCTCGATGTGACGCCCGCATAGGATTTGACGGCTGCACGGGTGGTGAGATCAGACATATCCCCAGGCGTCCCCCTCGAGACCAGTGGTCTTGCGGCCGAAAGCCCCCGATCCCCGAGAAGAACAGGGCGGCCCTCAGACCACTGGTCTTGGATGGTGTTACGACCCCAGAGAGTTACGTGGCGAGGTCGATCTTCCTCCATGATGCGTTGGTTCCAACCGCGCTGGTTGGAATCACGCGTCCATCGATCCGCTCATCAATCACCCAGATGGTGTTCTGTGTCATAGCCGAGTTACTTGTGTAGACCCGAATACCCGCACGGTTGCCCAGCGCGTACCACATCGGATCGCCGAAGTAGAGAATCAGATCTCCACCAGGCACCTCGTAGATCGGCTTACCGAAGAGAATCCCCACGGCATCGGGATCGATGTCGTTGATCGCTCGGGGGGTTTCAAACTGGTTGAGAAAGATCGGCCGACCGTTGGTGTCGATGACCTGTACGATGGTTTGCAGCATCGCGTCGTTGCAGAAGTACTTGGCATTGCGCCGATACTGCTCGGGCAGCCCGTAGTGCAGCGCCACGATGTCCACATAGCCCAGCTCGCCCGCTGTGTTCTCCGCGATGGTCGTGATGGTGGCGGCATCAAGCCCCTCGGTGATGTCCGCGCTTGCACCCGTGGACGTAATGATCTGTTCGTCCTCCTCGGCTCCAATCGCCCCACCAGCCACCACGGTGAGCTGGTTGGCCATGTTGAAACCCGTATCCTCGAGGAAGTTGCGGCCCGCTGAGAACATCACACCCAGATCCGTCGCCGCGAGCAGCGCCGAGTCTGAGTCGGGGGTCAGATCGGTGTAGGAGCCATTCTCAGCGCGTGTCTCTGCGGCAGCAGTCGGCAGCACCGGGATGCGCTGAGTCTGGCTGGTCATCGGAAATACGTTCACCAGTGCGCGCATCTTCGATGCTTTGTCGCGCTCCACCATCAGCTGGTTGGAGAGCGGCAGCGGCAGCAGATCGGCACCCGAGCCCACTGCGAAGCCAGAATCGGCATCTGGTGCGCCCTCGAGCAACGAAGCGCGCGAGTAGCCCAGACTCTCGACGTACCGCCCGTTCATTTCGTCATAGAGCCGAATCCGCTCGCCGACGTTGGACTGGCTGACAGCCTGGCACCATTGCTTCGCGAGCTCATCCATCGCAGGGTTGCGTGAGGCTCGGAAGTCGTTGCGATCTTCGATCGTGCGGCCGCGCTCCATGCGTCGATAGAGCGGGTCGCTGGCATCGCCCAGCACGTGGATGCGCTCCACCTCGAGAAAAGCGCCGCCAGCGTTACGCGAGTGCGGGGTGTTGTCGCCACCATCGCCCCTGTTCTTCTCGGGGATCGGGGGCTTTCGGCTGCGCTCGCCCTCGAGTTTGGTGGCGAAGTCCTCGACGGCCTTCAGTGCCATGTCGCGCGATTCGGTGCGGACGTTTTCGATGGCTGCGGCCAGTTTGTCTTGCATTCGGGTGATCGCCTCGAGCTCAGCGCTGCCCTCATCCTCGGTGTTGAGTTCACTCATCGGAGAAGTCTCCCTGTCAGGCGCTGAAAAACTGTCCCCAGCGCATCGTCGAGCTCTGACCGAGTGCGCGCTCGCCAATCGCCAATCTGGCGCTCGAGAGCGTCAAGGCCATACTCAAATGCCGGCGGGATCGGGGGGTCATCGCTCGAGGTCGTGTCCTCGGCTGCCCTAAGTCGCTCCTCGAGATCCGCCACGGATACCTCGAGAGCTGCGATGATCGAACCCTCACGGCTCTGCTGAGCGTCGTTGAGGTGATCCACCAGAGAATGCCACATTTCTCGAGAGATGGCAGTCCCGGCCGTATTAGAGCGCCCGATCAGCGCCTCTCGATCTGCTGGAATCGCCACGATGCTCTGCTCGATCGCTCGGGAGGTTTCGAAATAGATCCCGTACCGTTTACGAGGGTCTTTTTCGGTGCGGCTGACGTGTGCGGGGTGTTTTCGCGGCAGTTCACGACGCTCGATGTGACGAATCGAATCCCACGTGAGTGAGACCCCGCAAATGTCACCCCTCGAGATCGCGTCCACCAGGTCGCGCCGCGCATCGAGCGCTTCACCCTCGCCCGTAAGCCGGATTCGGCCCACACCCCGGGTGACGGGAATTCCGCCCACAGAGTCTTTGCGAATATTCGAGACATTGCCCACATTGCCCAGAGCGCTGCGCTGGTGATCGAGCTGCAGCGGGAGCTCGTCGGGGGTCTCGAGTCCGCGCATCGAAACGATGTGTCCGTCGCTGGCCTCGCCCTCGCTCGCCATCACCATATCGAATTCACCAGTATCGGTATCGATTCGAGCGTCCAGCGTTGCTTGTCGTGCGTGACGTGCTTGCATCATCAATCCCCCAAAACCGCTGTATCGAAACAGCGACAGTTGATCCCGTTGTGAGCGCTGAGCCGTCCGCCGGTTGTCGAAATGCGCGGAGCCAGCGCACCCTCGGCGGG